AATCAAAATAAAAAAATTACAGCTAAAATAGTAGATAGATCGGAAGGTCATTTAAATTCTGATATAGACTCTGATGGTAAATTTGTACAACATTCTTTATTAGAAAGTATATCTGATAAGTTAGAAAACTTAAAGTTTTCTGTTGGAGGTAATGGTGGTATATACATGTCTATAGGATCTAATAAAGATACACATCCAGATTTAGAAAGTTTTACTAGCGCTAAACCTGGAGCTGTATATGTTATAGTTAAACAAGCTGATGGAACTAATGTACCTATAAGAACTTGGGTATCTGGTATAACTGAAGAAGATGCTAATATTATATATAACACATACAAGGCAATATTAAATAACCCTGCGATATATCAAGATAAGCTTTCTAAAGAATTTAAAGAATCTGTTAATCTAAGTAATTTACCACTAGATTTATCTAAGGTTACATATAAACAGTTATTAGAGTTTTTTGTATTTGAAGGTTCTAAGACTAAAGGAATGGGTAAACAGGAGTTATTTACATCTAAAGAAGGTGTAAAAATAGCTGGTGAGTTTATAACTATACAAGATTTTAATACTGCTGAAGGGGCTTATAAATTCAAACAAGCTTTAGTTAAAAATAAAAATAGACAAATTAATAGAGTTTATCTAAGTAATGAGAAATATGTTAAGTATCTAGTTGATAATAATATACTTACAACTAACGTTATTAAGAGAGGTGAGAATGTATTTGTACAACCTACATTAACTATAGGTGATTTGAACATTGGCGGAGTTGATGTAGCTAAAACGTCTAACACATCTACTACAACTTCAACTCAACCACAACAAACAGCTACAGATGCTAAAGCTGAGATAGAAAGAAGAAGAAAGGAGGAGTTAGCTAATGTTGGTATTAAACAAAAACAAACAGCTTTTCAAAAACTTAGAGAAGCTAAAACATCTGAAGAAAAATTAAATGCTATTAACTTAATAGAAAGAAATGTTGCAGAAGGTTCTACATTAAGTAAAGAAGAACAAAAAGAAATACAAAAAATAAAAGATACCCTTGCTTCTGAAGGTTATGAAGTACCTAATATTTTAGGCAAACAATTTCACCAAGGAATGAGGGTAATCGTTACAAGTTCCATTTCAGATGAAAATCTTGCAGAAGGTGAGGAAGTAATCACTAAAGTATTAGTACCGCAAGTAAATAAAGATGATAAAATGGTACAAACTGCTAAAATAGAGGTAACAGTTGGTACTAAAAAAGGAGGATTAACAAGAGAACAATGGCTTGCAGAACAGAAAAAGAAAGAAACAAGAGTAGATAAAATCAATGCTAAATATGATGCAGAACTAGCTGCTTTAAACAAACCTAATGCATTATCTACAGAAGAAGTAAGATCTAAGCTAGAAGAGTTAAAATTAAAGCTATCTAGAGCTAGAAAAGCTAGATCCAAAGAAGCTATACAGAAAGAGATTGATGAACTTTTAGAAGCTAATCCTGTTGTAGGAGAAGGTAAGGTAGTAGGTAGTGGTGTAGTGGGAGATAAAAATTGGATACCTCCAAGTAAAATGGATAGTATAAATACTTTCCCATTACTAAAAGGCATTGATGTAGTTAGATATATCCCTGAATCTGTGGCACAAAAAGCATGGGAGTTTTGGGATAAAGAATATGAAACAGGGCAATCTTTACAAAGAGCTAAAGAAAGAGGTGGTTTTGGAGTAAGTGAAATGGATATGTTTTATCCAAATTGGAGAGAAGAGTCTAGTAAAATTAACGAGGCTGCTACTAAAGAACAACTAGAAGCTGCCAATACTAACACTAAAGAATCTTCTGATTTAATAAATAATATGTACGGACTTAATAATAATGCGTCATTTACTCCTATTAAAGAAGCTAGATTAAAAAAATATTGGGAAGATAATAAAGAAGCTATATCTAAAGAATTTAGAGTAAAAAGCTTTACTCAATTAAAAAATATTATTAACTTAGATGAGAAAATTACTAAGTGGATTTTAGAAAATTGTAAATAATGAAGTGTATAAACCATAGTCATGCAGAGTATACTGCTTTAAATGAAGTAGTTAACGATAGATTATTATTAGATGTAATAATAAATAAGTGGCAAGAAGATAATAAATCTGATGCTTATCCTACAGTTAAAGAGGTTGTTACACTATTGAATAGTAGCAATATACCTTATTATAGTAAAGATTTTAAAAATGGTGCAATTCAATTTAAAAAGAAAGACAATGAAGTAGATTTTGTACTAAGATCTGTAGAATTGTTAAACTCAGATAAAGCTAAACAAGTATTTGCTAAAGGAGAGAAGAATAAGTGGGATATGGATAAGATACTACTTGAACTAGGTATCCCAAAGTTACAAAAGCAAATTATATTAAGTTCAGGTAAAACTAATAGAGAAGAGATAATTACAGATTTATTAGCTAATTATAGCTATACTATTGAGATTAATACTGCTAAACAAGAATATGATTACGGATCTACTGATCCAGAATATAGATTAGATGGTAGTATAATAAATCAAGGAGAACCAACCCAACATTACTCCAACTTAACAGTTCCAGGCGGTACTAATTATACTGAAAATGAAATAGCTACACCTGCTATTGCACCTAGTATTAAAGGACATGCTGAGTTTGCTACAGATAATGGTATTGGATGGTTTAGAAGTGATGAGGAAAAACCTCATATTACTTATGCAGAATCTTTTGAAGAAATAAAGGATTTAGAAAATAAAGGATATCAAAAAATTGGACTAACTGATGATGGCAGTCCTCAATTTGCAAGTCCTAATCCCAAAATTCGTAGAATACTAGAAGTACAATCTGATTTGTTTCAGAAAGGTAGAGATGAAAAAGATTTAGTTGCAGGTAGAATAGGAGATATACTAGAAGGAGGTTCTGGTATTAATGATGATATTTTAGATGAAAAAGACAATAATTTTCTCCAACTCTTAAATAAAGACAACAACTGGGTTACATTCTTTGTTAAATCTATTATACAAGACTCTGCTAAGAAAGGATATGAGAAAGTATTATTTCCTACTGGTAATACAGCTAGTAAAGTTGAAGGACATACTACTTTAGAAGAGTTTAAGAAGCAGAAGGAAGATAGGATTAAAGAGCTTGAAGAGATATTAAAAAATCTTGAAAATGATGATGTTCAAGGAGCTTATGATTTTTCAGCATCTTCTAATAGTGGTAAATGGAATAGTGCTAATAATGAATTATTAAGTTTAGTACAAGATAACAGAAAAGCATTTGCTATTTATAAATTTCTTATAGGTGATATGGAAACCTTTAAAGAAATTGTAGATTTTCTAAATGAAAGAGGTATAGAAATACCTTATACAGATAGAATGAGAAGAGCAGATGAAACTATGACAGCAGAAGAAAAACAATCTGCTATTGATAGTTATAATAATTCCGTATCTGAAAAAACTGATAATAAAAATCAAGTAGAAAAAGATGTATTATCTGAAAACAACTTACAAGATGAAACTGAATATACACCAGAAGAATTAATTGAAAAATACCCTTTAACAGGAGTTCAAAAAGTTATTTGGAATCTTATAAAAGATGTAGTTAATAAACTTGGAATTAAAGTAAAATTTAGTTCAAGTAGAATAACAGAAGGTTTTGATGGTTCTAATAATCCTCAAAATGGAGAAATATTAATTAGACCTTCTACTCTTAAAAATGGAAGATTCGGTGAAGTTTTAGTACATGAAGTAGTTCATGCCTTAACTACTAAAATTATATCAAGAGTAAATAGTGGAGTAACATCAGGATTAACCCAAAAACAAATTAATGCTGTAAAAGGGTTAATGAAATTATTTGAAGCAGTAAAAGCAGATAATAATTTAGATAATAAATATCCTGTAAAAGATGTTTTTGAGTTTATTGCCCACTTAACTAATGAAGCGTTTGTAAAAGAACTTGAATCAAAAGATAAAAACTTTTTACAAAAAGTAGTTGATTTTATTTTAGATATTTTAGGAATAAATAATGCAAATGAATTAAGTAAGAAATATTTACTCGATATAATATCTGATGGTACTTTTTTACAGGAAAATGGAATAACTGTTTTACCTTCTGATTACGGAAATAATTTACAAGGAAGTAAATCAGAAGAAATACAAAACATTAAGAATGAAATAGCCCAACTTAAACAAGAACTTGAAAGAGTAGAAAGAGAAGGATTTGGTGCATTAAAACCTATATTTAATTTCTATGAAAACACTGTAACTAACATTCTTAAGAAACAAGGTTATAATGCTAAAGTTGTTACAGATGAATATGGTAATACTTGGAATGAAGTAACTATTGATACAACTAGAGATTTAAATACAATAGCTCTAAAGCAGATATCTGAAGCTGTTGATAGATTTACATTAAATAAAGAAACTGTAGTTAAGTTAGCAGATCGTCTTAAAAGAAGAACTGGAGTTGACTATGAAGTTGTATCAGCCTCTGAAGCTATAGAGATGCTTAAGGAAATAAGTACTAAGAAATATACAGTAGATAATTTACCCGCAGGTTTCTATAAAAACGGAGGAATTGTATTTGTAGAAGATAGATTGACTGATGACTTAGTATGGCATGAGTTTGCACACCCTATAATAGATGCTATATACAAAGATAATCCTAGATTGTTTAATAACCTATACAATGAATTAGATAAGTCACCAGAAGGCAAAGAAATCATAGCGAGAGTAAAAGCTTTGTATGATAATTTAGAAGAAAATAGTATTGATTTTAAGAAAGAATGTGTAGTTACAGCTATAGGTTATATATCAGCTGATAAATTTACATCTAAACAAAGTAAGGGTTTAGTAGCTTATTTACAAGAATTATTAAGAGAGATTTCAGGTTATTTAAAGTTCTTGTTAAAGAATAATATAACTCCTAATACATTAAGATCTAATGAGTTAACATTAAGTGACATAAGTGATTTAATGGTTAGCGGTCAAGGTAAGTTTAATATAGGATTTGATAGTGATGGTTCTACACAGTTTAAGAATAGTAGTATTAAACCTACAATAAACACCTCTAAAGAATGGTCTGGGGATTTAAAATCAAGACCTGTATATACTGCAGAAGGAGTTAATACAATGCGTACAGAATCTGCTAAAGCTAATGAGCATTTTGGTAATCCTTTTAGTGCTTCTGGTTATAGTGGTACTATAAAAGTTCCAGATGTAGCTACCGCTGTTAAAGCTTATAAAGACTGGTTACTTACTGGTTACGCTCAATGGTTAGATTCTGAAGGTTCTGCTGAAGATTTTGCAGGAAATGTTGAACAACGTAAGTGGATACTTGACCAAATCAATCAAGGTAAACTTGATGGAGCTACATTATTATATGCAGGTAAACTTGCAAATAGAGGGCAAGGAATGCATCCTACAGCATTAGCTGAAGTAGTAGAGGAATTAAGATCTACACAGTTTAAGAATACTCAACCATCTACTAGTGTTAAAGAAGGTGTGTCAGAACTATTTGAATCTAATCCTGAATTAGCTAATGCTGTATATGAAGCTTTAGGGTTTAATAATTCACTTTCTTTAAAAGATGTTTTAAAAGAATATACAGTAGAAGAATTAAAACAAGGAGTTACACTTAGAAGTTTACAAAACAAAATAGAGGAAAAAGATTTTGAAACAATAAAACGTGCTTATAACTATTTAAAATCTGAAGAAAAGTATAGACGTATTAAAAATTCTAATGAACAAATTGAAAGTAAATTAGAAAAATTAAGAGAAGAATTAAGACAGACACAAGAAACTAAAGTTGGTAGTGTTTTAACTATTACAAATGATGAAAATGCTTCTGATTATAGAGCAAAAGTAATAGAAATTAATAAATACTCTGATTATGCTATCTTAAAAGTAAAAACAGAAAAAAATAAAGAATATACTATAAGAGTAGAATCAGATGGTAGTACTAAAACTGGATATATTGAAAATTTTGTTTTTAATAGTACAAACGTAGAAAGTGCTGAAAGTATTAAATCAGAGATAAATAATCTTAAATCTCAATTACAAGATTTAAAATCTGATTATTCTGATTATTATATAGATTATTTTGAAAACAATAATCAAATAACCCCACAACAAAAACAACAAGCTCAACAGCAATACTCTCAATACTTAGATACTGTACTTCCTAATAGTCAAGTAAAATATCTTGTTTATATTTTAGGTAATGAAGAATATATAGAAGGATTTAAAAACTTTGTCACTAAACCATCTACTAGTTCTAATGTAGAACAGTTATCTTTAAATTTTGAAGAATCTGAAACAGAGGTGTCTAATCAATTCACTCAAGATCAATTAAAAGACATAACTGAACAATTAGCTTATGCCGTATTAAGTAAAGTAGACAACCTTGAAGAAACTACAGTAGTAGATTATACTATGTTAGATAGAACTTTAGCATCTTTAAGAACTAGAGCAGAAGAAAATGAAGATTTAGAATTACTAGCTAGAGTAGATCACGTTATAGCTAATAGTGACTTTTTTAAAGATAAAGTTAGAGCTTATATAAAAGCATTTGGTTTCTCAGAAGATGAGTATGATATTGAAGATGATAATGGTAATATTGTACCTGTTAATACATTGACAGTATCAGACTTAAAAGATGCTCCGTCTAGAGTTAAATTACTTGTAGCCTTACTACCTACCAGAAATATGGCAAACTCTTATCTAGGGCTTCCTAAGATGGCTAATTTTCAAGAAAGTTGGAATACTATAAAAGACACATTAGCTGATTTACCAATGACTAATGAAGATGGAGAATATGAAGATGGAGTAGACTTAATGATAAGCAAGTTGTATGATAAATCAGCAACTAAACCACATTTTAAAATACTAGCTGATAAGTTAGTATCTACAAATACATCTGAATTGTTAAAAACTCAATTCTTTAATACATTTAACGGTACAAAAATAAACTACTCTACTACTTTAATAGATAAAAGTGCAGGTATAACAGTTAGAATAGCTAATTCTAATCTTCAATCTAAAGGAACTACGGTTAGGGATGAATGGGAGAGTAATTTTGTAGATAAAATGGTGACGTTTAAAGACGGTGTATTATTTTATAATGAGCTTAAATTAAAAGGATTAGCTACTTTATTACAAACCATTAAAACCCAATTAGATGCAGATAGAAAAAACGGTGGATTAATTTCTAAAAAAACTTATACTACATTAAGATTAATATTATCTACAGTAGGTATAGATTTATCAAATGAGGCTTTAGATTATGCTATAGAGTCTCAAAATAAAGACACTGAAGCAGCTGGATTAACTAGTTTGATATATAATCCTAAAACTGGTATTTTTAATGCGTTAAAAAGTATAGTAGAAAAAGCTGGACAACCTTTAGCAGCTAGTGGTACAAAATTTAAAACAGAATTAAGTAACCAGAGTTCAATATTACGTTTAGCTGGTTATGAGGCTGAATTTAGAACAGACTTAGGTCAAGCTCAAGTATTAGGGCCAGACGGTAATGCTTATGGTTTATTTAGTAAAAATAATGCTCTAACTCAACTTTTACAAGAATATAAGAATAATCCAACAATGTTGGAACATGTATTATCTACAGCTTACAGCGCTAGTTCTAGGTGGGGTAAATGGATGTTAGAAGATCCTAATAACGCTAAAAATTTATCAATTGTTGTATTAAATAATTACAAAGAATTAGGTAAATCCGATAAAGGAGACTCTATTTCTGACTTGAAAGAAGGAGATACATATACTAATGTTATAGATAGAACACTTAAAGGTAACTTTATAGGGTTAGCAGAAGCTGATAAAGGCAATCAATTTACTTTTTCAGGCCCTCCAGTAGAGAAATCTGATGTTAGAGGAGATTTAAATTATCTATACATGGAAGATGATAATGCTGTTAATATATTAATGGATTATCTTAAAGATGAATTAACTAGATGTAGTTTAGTATTTGATCAACTATATGGTGAAAATAAGTTAGATAAGAATGAGTTAATCCAACATTATCATTACTCTAAAAAACCTGGAGATGGTAAAGCTAATGGATTAAAGTTGTATTTATTTCCTAATCTAGACTTACAAGCTTTAGGATTAATGCTACCTAATGGTAGAGTTGCTGGTCTAACAAATGAAAACTTCTTTAATAATGAAGCTTTAAAAGAAGCAGTTAAACAATCCTTTTTAAATATTGTTAAAAAAGATATTATTAAGTGTATAAACAAAGGCATTATTGATAGTGAACTTAATAATATAGGAATTGATAATAATACTTTAAATAAGTATAGTCACGATTTTAAAGTTACAAACGCTATTGCAGATTTTACATTAAATTCTATAATAGGTAATATTGAACAAACTAAACTATTCAATGGAGATCCTGCTTTATATAAGACAGATAAGAAAGGTAATAGATATACAGATATAACTAAAAGAGTACCTGCTCTTATAGCTCAAGGTACTAGTTTAAGAGTATATAAAGATTTATTAGGTAATGATGTAGTTAGAGAGAGATATTCATCAGCAGTAGTTGCCAATATAGAAGCTCCTTCTGCTTATTTTATTAAAGACGGAGAGGTAAAACCAGAAATTGTTGATGAAATATATAAAGCATTAAACACTGACGGTGAAGAGACTACTACAAAACAACAAATTATAGACTCTTTATTAGGTTACAAGGATGTAAATAGAACAGATGCCCAAGCTTGGATAACCATAGATTTATATAAAGAGAGATTAAATGGTTTTGGTAAGTGGACAGATGCTCATGAGGAAGCTTTTAATGCTATTAAAGCTGGTAAACCTATAACTGCAGGTAAGGCCATTTTATTTATGCAACCTCTTAAAACAGTACATGTAGAGAGAATTTATAAAAACGGTGCTTATATCTTACATTATAACAAACAATCAGAAGCTGTTCTTCATCCTTTTTTAATTAACGGTACTAAGTTAAATAACTTAGCTAAAGCTATGGAGACTAATAAAACTGACCATGTTATAACATTAGACGGTAAAAAAGTAGGAGCATTTGGTATAGCTAATATATTAGATGATAATGGTAATATAAAAGATGCTGACGACATTGAATTTACTAATGTTAGGCTATCTAACAGATATGTATTTTTACAACAAGATCTTAAAGCAAAAGGTTTACAAGATACATTAGTTGCGTCACAACCCCCTAAAGTTGTATTAACAGATGTACAGTTAGATAAAATATATAAAATCAATAATACTGAGGCAATAAAAGGTAAAGATGGTATTCAAGAATTAAACGATGTAACTAGTGAATTGTCTAATATAGGATTAGCTGAATTACAAGAAGAGTTAGGTGCAAACCCATTTGTAGATGAACGTAAATTTACAGATAAATTAATAGAGACTTTAGAAGAATCAGATACTTCTCAAAACTTTATAGACGGTCTTAAAGAAGGTCTTCCAATTGACTCTATTCCAGGGTTAAGAAACACAACTCAAAATAAGACAATGGCCATGACTAGAAACTCTACAGTTAAATTAAAACAACTAGGAGCTTCTTTAATTCAAATGTCTGATTTTGGATTTGTAGGGGTTGAAGGTGAAGATGTAAATACATCTATAATTTGGTTTAAAGATCCAACAGAAGATTTATTACCTACTAGAATTGAGAATGGCAAAACAAGGCCTTCTCAGCTACTTATTCCTTATACACTAATATCTAAGATACCAGGTTGGAGAACTATGACTCCTAAGCAATTAAAAGAAGCCATAGACCCTGATTGTTTAAAAGGTTTTTCTTATAGGATTCCAAATCAAGGTCACTCATCAAATGACGTATTTGAAATAGTTGGTATATTACCAGAATCTTGTGGAGATGTTATGATTGCTTATAAAGAGATTACTAAGAAGACAGGTTCTGACTTTGATATTGATAAGAACTATATAATATTACCAGCTGTTGAATTTGATGCAAAATCTGGTAAATTAAGAAAAATACAATATAATAAAGATAGACCTAAAAATGATCCTTATTATAAGAAAGCTTTACAAAATAGAAGGTTAGACTTAATGATGGCATTACTAGGAGATGCTAAAACATATTTTGCTAACATGTCGCCATTAGATGATCCTTGGTTACCAGATGCTTGCGCTAGACTATATCCTGAACAAGCACAGTTTAATGATTTAGAGTTCTTTACAGGAACTCACCAAGCAGACATTAAGATGATATTTGATAGTGCTAAAACACTAGTAGGAGTTGTTGCTAACCATTTATCAGATCATGGAAACTCTCAATCGTATAATTTAAGTTTTAATATATATTTAGGTAAAGGTAACTTATCAGACAATAAAAACTCAGCTATATCTAAAATATACGGAGAAACTGGCGTAGCTATATCTAAAGTATTAAATGCATATGCCAACGGTATCTTAGATGCAGCTAAAGATCCATATATAACTAGAGCAAATATTAATAATATCACTGCTCCTGTAGCTTTCATGCTAATAAGATGTGGATATGATCCTAATTGGGTAGTAGCTTTTATTGGGCAACCTATAATTAAACAATTTGTAGAAGAATCTGCTAAAAGAGAGTCTAGAATATTTAAACCTACTAGAAATGCAAAAGGTAAAGTTGTAAAAGCATTAGATGTTGTATTAAATGGTCAAGAAGTACCTAAAATATATGACATACCTACAGTTAAACAACTTGAAGATAATTTGAAAACTCCAAGTAAATTATTAGATTTAGATGTATTAGCAATGTTTCTAAGATATCAAGAATCAGCTAAAGACTTATCAGCTAGCATTAGAATATCTAAACAAGATGTAAACGGTGGAGGTAAATCATTAGCGCATGCTAACGCTTTAAATAATGATATAATTAAATTAGTCAATAAGAAAACAATAGTCAATCTAGATAAAAAATTAGGTCTAGTAATAGACGATGAAACAAAATTAGTTGAAGTTGACTATGACGGTCTACCTGTAATGAACGGTAGTACGATGTTATCAACTTACCATGAAAATTCTGTTAATCAGTCCATTAAATTATTCTCTGATTTATTTATTACTGAATCTAGAGCTTTCAAGGCAACTTTGCATAATACCTTAACTATGCAAGGTTTAGAAAATAGTGTTAGTAATATTGAGTTAATAGATAAAATAGTAAATGAAACTTATAGTTATTTATTAAGTAATGTAGATTCAGGTTTAACTATTTCTAACTACAGTGATTTATTTCTAGGGAATAATTCTATAGCTCATAGGTTAAAAGATATAAAAAATGAAGGTGGTGCACTATCTAATAACTTACTTATATCTAATTTAACATACTATATTCCTTACATTAATACACTACCTTCGTTTATAGGTATTAATAATGCTAAAAAAATAGATAAAGATTCTAGAAATTCACTATACTTAGCCTGGGAAGAATTAGATAAACAAGACCCTAAACTATCTGAAGATTTGGCTAAATATGCTTATTATGCATCAGGTTTTAATAAAACTTTAACTAGTTTTTATGATATGATACCTATAAGCGTACTTAAAAAGTTAAACTTTGTAAATTTTATAAAAAGTCAAAATTTATTAGGTGAAGATAGTATGTATTTAAATAAAGCAGCTGTTCAAGTTATAAAAAACTTGCATGATAATACAAAATTAGTACCTGTTATTCCTTTTGTAGATCCTTATGGGAAAATGCCAACAGATCAAATATTTGTATTAGGTACTAAACTTAAAGATGATTATAGAATAGCTGATTTAAATAACCATTCTGAGCATAAAAGATTCTTGAAGTATAAGAAAAAACTTTATAAATTAGCAGGTTATACGCCTTCTGGAGATAATCCCGTATATGTTAGAACTAATTTATTAGGTTATACAGATGGTAAATATATGATTAAAGAATATTTCTTTGATAAACCTTCTAATACTAGTATAATACCTGAAAATAATATATCTTTACGTAGTGATGTGTTAGCTATTATAGGGGATGTGTCTAATTTGACTCCTCCGACGACTGTATCAAAAGTTGATATAAAAGCTAAACCTGAAAGAACAGAGAAAACAGAAGAACAAATAGAAAAAGAAGCTAAAGAAGCTCAAAAAAAATGTAAATAATATGGATATTTGCCCTAATAAATCAAGTTTAAGCTGGAAAACGTTAGTTAATAATGTAGGAGAACTAGAAGCTTATAAAACATGGATTAAAAATAATAGAGAATTACCTGATATTAACAATGTTAATTTAAATGAGTTACAAGAAGTTATAACTAGATTACAAGCTGTTATACCAGTTGCTGTAGTAATTAATACAGATATGGATGTTTCAGGTAGAGTTGTTAAAAACGGCAATGATCCTGAGTTTGTAGAAATAAATCCATACTTGTTAAAATCAGATACTCTTATACATGAGTTTGGTCATATTTATATAGATTTAATAGGTGGAATAGACAACCCTCAAGTTAAAGCAGGTATAGCTCAATTAAAAGGAACTAAATTAGAGGCTGATTTGATTAAGTTGTATCCAGATTTATATGAATCAGATATAGTTAAATTTCAAAAAGAACTACTAACTACTGCTCTAGGATATGAAGGTGCGACTTTATTTAGAGAAGAGTCTAAAAAAAATAGATGGGATTCTTGGTTATCTACATTTTTTGCAAGACTTAAGAAATTAATAGGTATACAAGAGAATGTTGCTAAACAATTATCTAAAGAAATTGTATTTAATAATCCTCAAAAGTTTGTGGGTAGTGTACAAGAAGGTGTATATGAAAAGAGGGTTAATGCGCCTAAAGATTCTAAAGTATATACAGATACTGAAAAACTAATAGCTAAAGCTAAAGGAACTTTATCTGCTTATTTAAGTACATTTACGAAATACGGCTACGATCAAAAATCTGATAGTAATAAGAAAATTATTGCTACTTTACAAGAATTAGTAAATACCTTAGACACTAATGTAGCTAAATTTGCAATGTTAGACTATGTAAAAGCTGCTAGATTACAAAGTGAAGCTGTTAGAAAGATTTTAGATAAATCACAAGATAAAGACATAAGCTTAGAGAAATTAAATTTTGTTAAAGACTATGGTATATCATTTGACCCTGATCTAGTTAGAGGTATGATTAAAGAACTTCAAAAGTATGATGATATACCTAAAGAAGAATATGACGTTTTAAAAGATGTATTATTTAGTCACACAGAGATAAAAGAATTATATCTAAAAATAAGTAGAAAAGTACTTGCGTCTAAGTTAGCTACACAACCAAATACAGCTTCAGATGCTTGGTTTAGAGAATTAGCTTTAAGAGAGTGGAGTAAACAGATACCTGAAGGATTAACTAAAGAAGAATTAAAGGTTAAAAAACAAGAGTTTATTAATAATTACTTAGCTAATAATAAAGAGGCTATAACAAAGCACAAAGAAGAATATTTTGAAAACTTCTTTAAAACCATTCCAACAGATTTAAAAAACTTTTATTATACATTAGTAGGTTTAAAAGATTTAAACTCAGATATAATTCAGTATACTATACAATTAATAGAAAGAGCTGAAGCTAAAGCTAGAGGAGAAATAAATACAAAAGTTAAACAAGGTACGGTTATATATGAGAAGTATATTAATTACTACGGTAAACATAGTGACCCTAAAAAACAATATGATCCTATTCTGTTAAAAGATGCTAAAGGTAATCCTACACCAGTATTAGTAGGTAAATTAGACGATAAATATATAGGTACTCCTGTAGAAGATCTATACAACTACTTTAAAAAGCTATGTTCTGATAGAGATGAAAATCTACCAAACTATGCTAAATTAGGGTTAAAACTACCTCGTATTAATAAAACAACTATTGAAAGATTTATAGCAGATGGTGTTGTTAATACTATAAAAGAAGAATTGAAAGATTCAACTAAAGCAAGAGCTAGAGACACTGATTTAGGAGAGCAACAAACAGAAGAAGAGAAACTTAAAGCATCTTTAGATAATAAAGTAGAAATTATAGTTAACGGTGCTGGTGTAGAAAAATCTACATTACCTATTCATTTTAGAGGTGAGTTAGATGAAAAAGAGCAGTCATATGATGTTATGACGTTAATGCTGTTAGATTACTCTCAAGCATCTAATTTTAAAAATAAGTTAAAGATATTACCTATAATAGATGCCATTAGAGAGCAAATTAAAGAAGCTGATGTAATACAAACATCTACAACTTTAGATTTAATTAAAATTAATAAAAATACAGGATTACCTTACAGTAAAAAAGGAGTTGACTCTAATGTTATAAAAGCTTTTGAAACTGTATTAGCTCAAAGATTATTTGGAACTGCTTTTGACAATCCAGATATGAAAGTAGCTAAAACTTTAACTAAATGGACATCGTTTATTACATTAAGTTTAAATTGGATGTCTGCTGGTGCTAACTTTTTACAAGGTAGTGCAGCAACGTTTATTGAAGGAGCTAGCCAAGAGTTTTACAATAAGAAAAATGTTGCTAATGCTTGGGTTAAGTGGCATCGTAATATAGGAGGTACTGTTGGAGATATAGGAGCTAATAAATACATGTCTAAAATCAACCTACTAGTTGAGAAGTACGATGCTTTGATGAACTGGAAAGCTATGAAAGAAGATTTTGTTAGAAATAATAGATTTAAAAGAATGATTAAAACTGATTTACTATTCTCATTAAATCACGTAGCTGAAACAAGTACACAACAATTAATGATGTTATCAGCTATGGATAATATAAAAGTTTATGGAGCTGATGGTAAATATTTATCTAAAGACGGTAAATCTACAGAAAATAGAGAAGAGGCTATGACATTAGACGAAGCTTGGCAAGTAGGTTATCTACATCTTAAGTCTAATAAGACTATAACAGAGGAACAATATAAGAAGTTATCTGCTAGTGAACAAGAGGAGTATTCTGAAGGCGCATTATCTTTAAATCCATTAGCTGTTAGTAGTGAAATATCTGAAAAATCTATAGATTCAGATGATACTCAACATACTATAACTCAAAGACTCAATAGAATAAATTTAAAAGGTTTTGGTAACTATTCAGCATCAAATAAATCTATAGTTAAAAGAACTATGATAGGTGCATTAGTTGGACACATGAGAGGTTTCTTAATACAAGGTTTTAGAGAAAGATATAAAGGTATCAATAAACTTTACATGAAGGATTCAGAAGCTAAACTTAAATTTAGAACTATTAGAAGAGAAGAACTTAGATTTGAAGATTTAGGATACAATATGCAAACTAATCAATTTGAAGAAGGTTCTTATGTATCTACTTTAAGATTTTTATCTAGATTTACATCTGCTTTAAAAAGTTCTAAATTAAATTTAACAAAATCTAAACAAGAAGCTTGGGAAGAATTAAGTGATCATGAAAAAGCTAACATTAGACGCACTTTAACAGAGGCAGGTTTAATTATATTATTGTTAACTACATCTGTTATACTTTCTAATATGGCAGAAGATGACGACGACGAAGCATTATTATATGCTGCATTTTTCACAAGACGTTTATATTCTGAGTTATATACATATGCTTCAGTTTCTGAAGGTACTAGAACGCTTAGGTCTCCAGCAGTATCACTAAGTATAGTAGAAGGTACAATTGAAGCTTTAAGACAAACTTTAGGCCCTCAAATATTTGATGAGTATGAATCAGGTAGATTTAAAGGTGAAAATAAAGCCTATATTAAGTGGATGAAAATTACACCTTTTAAAGTAGCAACTAGAGATATAGAAGCATCTTTACAATTCCTTGAAAAATAGAGGAAAGTCAAAAAAGGGGGATAAGCAATTACGCCTATCCCCCTCCCAATCATCAATCAACACAAATTCTTATTCAGGTCTACCGTGATGGTCAATACCTGTTAGTATATCTTTTTTACTCATTATTTTCATAATTTCAGCCTCTGAGTAAGGTCTAAATTCTGGATGGGTATCTATACCTACATCCATCTGTTTAAAGTTGTCATAGGGCTTTAAATTACCGTGTGAGTGTCCATGAAGCATTATACTACCTTTATGAGATTTATTCCAAACTCTCATAGCATAATGAGACATAACTATCTTAGTATCATCTATAGTTATCTCTTTATAGTAGTGAATAGATTGAAATATTTGACCATCTAATAATCTTTTCTTGTATTTTTCAATAGCTTTATCATGATTACCTAGTATTAAATGTACATTAGTACATATAATTCTATTTCTATACTCTGCAATTATCTCAAAAGTATTAGCCCATACAAAATCACCTAATATATACAATGTATCAGATTGCTCAACTACATTATTAATACCATAGGTTATAGCATAATCCATTTTATCACTATTATCAAAAGGTCTACAAGATGATTTATCTTCCCATGTAGATGTACCTAAACATATAGAACTGTGTTTGTAGTGTGTATCTGAAGTAAAGTATATCATATATTTATTTTTTAGACAAATCTAATATAATAGATGTTTAAGATTTTTTATTTATTTTATTATAGTCAGACAGGTCATCAAATAAAGGATAAGGTTTTAAATATAAATTATATTCAACTTTTTCAAATACCCCATCCTCCTTCTCTAATACGATTACTTTAATATAATGTTTAAACTCCTCCATATTTAAAAATAAAGCCCCTACCTTATTACAGATAGGGGCATATATTATTACTTACGTTTAGCTTTAACAGCTACTTTTTTAGTAATTTTAGCTTTAGGAGCTAATTTAGCAACAACTTTAGTTGTTTTAGTAACTTTAGCTAATGGTTTAACAGTTTTAGTAGGTGCTACTACAGTAGAAGCTTTAGCTACATAATTTGCAACTGATTCTTCCATTCTATTCAACTTTCTAGCAATAGTTGCTAGTTTCATTGATTTTGCATTTTTTCTGATAAATGCTTGCTCCTCTAAACTGAATCTTCCTGTTCTCATTTTGTAAAATTTAAAATTAATAAATAAAAAATGCTAGGTTTTTATTCTAACAGAACCTAGCAAAACTGAGTATTATATACTAAGTTATAACGTCAGTGACTCTAAGAGTTTAAGATTCCTAAAATAGTATTATATTAACCTGAACAAGATACACATGCTTCCGCATCCATTGTATCTAATCCTTCTTTGTTTATACTTTGAGATCTTTGATAGTATATAGATTTAATACCCAATGCATGAGCTGTTAAATACAACTTAGATCTAACTTTAGCACTTGTATCAGGAGGTATGTTTATATTTAAACTTTGACCTTGATCTATATATTTCTGTCTAATCCCTGCTTGTTCAATTAATTCAAATTGATTAATCTCTTTAAATGTTTTAAATACCTCTTTCTGGTCTTCTGTTAAGAAGTCTAAATGCTGAACTGAACCAGCTTTTTTAACAATACTATCCCAAACTTCAGTAGTATTCTTATCTAAAGATATTAATAATTGTTCTAATTGTTCATTTTTAACTGTAAAATTACCTTTAGCTCCACCTTTAATAAAATAGTTACTAGGTAAAGGCTCTATACCACAACTAACACCTCCAGCAATAGCTGCATTAGTTACTGTTGGAGCTTCTGCAATTAAAGTTGTATTTCTTCTGTTTACACCAACAGCTGCACATACTTCACAAGGTGAATATTCTGCTGCTAGTTTCTCAGAAGCTTCTTCTGCTTGTATTTTAATCTGTTTGAAGATAACTCTAGTCAAACTATTAGATTGTAAACCTGTAAATGGTATATTCTTAGACTGTAGATAAGTATGCCAGCCTAATACACCTAAGCCTATAGCTCTATGTTTAATGGCAAACTTTCTAGCTCTTTCTAAGCCTCTCATATTAGTTGTCTTCTCTATAAATTCACTCATTACAGCATCTAAGAAGTATACAGATAGTTCAACAACATTACTGTTTTTCCATTCATCGTATTTAGCTAAGTTTAACGAGCTTAAACAACATACAAATGACTCTGTGTTATTAGATGGTAACATAATCTCACTACATAGATTTGAAGACTTAATTAGATACTCTGTGCCTTCACCATACCACTTAGGTACAGATTCACCTTTATTAGCATTATCTGTAAACAGTATATAAGGTAAACCTGTATCATTCTTAAGTTCTAATAATTTAGCCCATGTAGTTAAAGCTTTCTCATCTTGATTATATAATCTATCAATAAAAGCATTACTAACACATACACCTGTAGTTAATTCTTGGATAGGATCTCCTACATTTCTAACATTAAGAAACTCATCAATATCTCCGTGATCTATATCTAAATAAGCAGCTAACATACCTCGTCTAATACCTCCTTGAGATACTACTCTAATCATGTTATCAAATAACTGCATAAAAGACTTAGCTCCATTAGATTGACCTTGACCTTTACCTATTTTACTACCTCTAGCTCTAACATCTCCAAAATAAGCAGATGTACCACCACCATGTTTAGTCATCATCATTGTTTCAAACAATGTTTCACCAATACCTCTAATAGAATCTGGTACATGACTATTGAAGCATGATATAGGTAAACCTCTACTTGTTCCAAAATTAGACCATACAGGAGTAGCTAGACAAAGCCACCCATTCCATATAATTTGAAAGAACTCATCTTCTAAATCATGTCTATTTAAATAATTAGCAGCTGTTAAACTAACTCTTCTAATTGCATCTTTAGGAGTTTCACCTTGTAGTAAATAACCTGATGCTAAAGTTATTAAACCTTCTTCAGTCATCCATTCAGGATAGTCTTTGCCAGGTACAAATGTTTTAATATATTCTTGAGGACTCATCATAACTTAATTTTAATTTCATCTCTTGGTACAAATACTGTTTCTGCTGTAAATTGAATTAATTTCTTAGTGTAATCTGTAGGTCTTTTAGCAAAGAAATCATCATGACTCATAGCTACAAACTTCTCATCAAACCAAGATATATTATTCAATAATTCTTCATTAACATTGTATACAGCTTTTAAACCTAATGTAATCAAAGATTGATTAATTCTATTCTTCATATAATTAATTAAATCCTTTTTATTTAAATTAGGTAAATCACCGTGTATTAATATTTGATCAATTAAGTCAATCTCTAAATTAAGAGTTATATGAGCTGCCGTATATATATCTTGCTTAAACTCACTTGTCCAAATATCAGGATTCTCCTCTTTAATCTTATTAAACAGGTACATAGCTACTTTAGCATGTTGTTGTTCATCAAATTGAGACCAATCTATGATATTACCTATATTATTTAATAGGTTTCTTCCATTATTACTAAAAGACCTTAATATAGCAAACTGTGAAAATAAACATACATTTTCTGTAAAAGCTCCAAATATAGCAAGTGTTCTAGCTACATCTGTTTTAGAGGGTTTATCATCATAATCCTTTCTTACCTTAATAAGGTTCTCAAATTTAGCCATTGCAACTTCATCTTTAAGAAAAGCATCAAAATCCTCTAATCCTAAGACTTCATTAATTCTATGGTAAGCATTAGCATGCCTCCATTCATTCTCAGTGAAAGTAGCTGATAACATAGCTATCTCAGGCTTAGGTAAATAGTTAGGTAATTGACTCCAAAACTCATCTGCTACAAACACTTCTGTCATAGCAAAGCTTTTTAATATAGTACCTACTACATACTTCTCTGTTTCACTTAATTTAGTATGAAAATCCTGCACATCTCTATCAAAGTTAATCTCATCATGTACCCAATAAGTACTTTGAATAGGTTTTGCAAAATCTTCTAACTCAGGGTATTCAAAAGGCTTGAAAATCAACCTTTTATTGAAAATATCTCTACTCATTCTACACATTTTTAGAACTGGCTAAGGTACTAATACCTTAGCTCAATTCAAAATTAAATCAACTTCACAACTGAGAAATCTTCTTCTTTATATCAAGAAATAACTTCTCAACCTCAAGAGCTTTACCTTGTTTATTATTTTTAGCATATTCTGTTCTAATATTGTTTAAAATTGTTAAAACATCATACTTCATCTCTGATCTTCCTTCTTTAAATTCTACATCATTTGCCATATTATTCAAAACTTGTATCTGGAGTCAATCCAGTATTGTTAATAATATATTTAGTATAGAATGTTTCATCTTTTTCATAGAATAAGTCATGTAGTTCAGCATCAGCATCAAGTTCTACACCCAGCTGCTTCTCTAATTCCTTCTTTCTAGCTTCTGTCTTATAAAGAATCTTACCTAAAGGTCTTTCTTTAGTAGAAGAATGAAAATCAAGTATTCTTTTCTTAGTAATTTCTGTTATTTGAGAATATTTACCTTCTTTAATTAGTCTATAGTCAGGTAAATAAGCTTCAGAAATAGCTAATTTATACAATACATGATGTTTATCTACATCTTTCATATTTACATATGTAGGTAAGCTTACTATAAAATCTTCAAAAATCTCCATATCTACAGAAGGTAAGTACCTATACCATAAATATAAGTTTTCAGAATCTTGAGTATCACCTTCAATCTCAACAAAACTATTCATAAATGCACTATTCCACTTAAATTTAGCTCTATCATGACCTAACATAGGTAGTATGAACATTGAAGTTTTATTTAATATAGATGTATATAATAGATAACCTGTAACTCCGTCTTCAGGTTTAGCTTTCTTTATACTTTGTACTTTATAAAACTCATTTCTAACATTTACTTCAGAACCTATTGATATTTTAATACCGTTGGTAAATATCAACTCTGAAATTTCACTATCAACTTTAATCTCCTCAACTGCAGATGACGCTATAACGTTTAAAACTCTACAGTTTATAACTGTAAATTGTAAAACTTCAGCATCTTCTGTTACAATTGTAAATCCACTCATATCTCTCGCACTAATCTATTAATTACAGGCTTATCTAGTATAAGCCCTGTCTCTCTCATTACATCTTCTGGAGTTTTAAGAAGGTAAACTAATCTAAATGTCTCTGAAAACCTACATATTCCCTCAGCAGAACCAAGTTGTTTTATGTATTTAGATAACACAAATTCCTCAAATCCAACGTTATCTGGTTTTTCAGCAAACCATTTATCTATAGTTTTATCTCCAACTCCAGGTAATCCAGGAATACCATCAACTCCATCACCTTTTATAGCTTGTCTCCAAAGAAATTCTTCAGCTTCTTCAGGTGTTGTTGTAATGAATCTTCCTTTATCTGTAAAGCTTTTCCATTGATAATTATAATGTGTACCAACTACTGTCTTTAGAACATCCTTGTCTGTAGAACAAATAACTGTTTCTTCAGACATATTATTCTTATAGTAAGCTACAAGATCATCTGCTTCTAAAGATGTATTGTATACACAATGTAATTCATCAATCATATATTGTTTTAACTTAGTTAACAATTCAGGTTTTTCTTTAGGTCTAGCTCCTTTATATGGTCTAGCATGATTAGCTACACTATATCTATAGTTCTTACCTGTAGTTAAAAACCCAACATAATCATAAGTTCCAACATCTTTACAGATCTTTAATAATCTATCATTGATTCCTTCAACTGCTTTTTCAAAACTTTGATCTTTAAAGCCTTCAAAGTAAGTCATTGCATCAAAATCACCAAGGATAATCTTTTTAACCTCTGTCATACACTTATTTTAATAAAAAGGGGCTAAGTGTATCCTAGCCCCTTATCTTAGATTTAATAGCTTATAATAACTCTACCAAATAAACGATTAGCCATATATCGTCAACCACACCCTCAACCAATTCAATTTATAAAATTTATAAACGTCTAGTATTTTGGGTGTGATACTATTCTCATGTGCAGTAAGTTTATACAGGGGTAGTTATATTTATTTGCTGCTTATTGTTATTTCTAACCTATTAACTCTATCTTTTTACTTAGTAAATTACTATTAATTACTAAGTGTTCTCTAACTTGCTCATTTACAATACTTGAGAAGTTTAATCTATCTTTAATACTTGTAAATTTAGGATATTCTTTACGTTGAATTAGATAATTATTCAAATTATCAACAACTGTTATCTTAAAGCCTTCTTTTTTAAGCTTATTTAATACAGCTGTTTTAAACTTCTTACCTAATTTAGTGTAATCACCTTCTTTCTCTAATAAACAACTATCGACTAATACTTCAAATATCTCTGGTAGTGGTTTCTCATTAAGATATAAACATAATTTATAATAACTAACATGTTCTTTTTTAACAACGATAGTAGCTAATAACTTATCATCTACATCTTTTAATAGTCCAAACATTGTAGATAATTTGTATAACCTAGTATGTTGTATAGTAAATTTACTATTTTTTAAAAAGTCATTAAATAAACTATCATAACTAGCTCTATTAGAATAACCGTATTTACCTGAAGGAATACTAATCGTAGCTTGTTCATCTGCTCCTTTAGTTATAGTGTTATAAAGTATAGATTTAGAAGTTTTAAGAAAGTTTAAATAGTCTTGTTTATTTATAGTACTACTACTAACTTGATTATACTTTTCAACTAAAATCCTAGATAAATGATTTTCTTTAGATATATCATATAATTTAGTAAATATTTTATTATTCTTTAAATTACGTCTATATAAATACCCATTAACCTGTGTTTTCATAAAAGGTATAACAGCTACTGGAATAACATCTAAATCTTTAAATCTATTAAACGCATTATTATCTCCTACAGTATGTATATTTGCAAATATAGAGTCTTTGATGTTTAAATTTAAATTTAACATTCTACGTCAAGTGTTATTGTTGGTATATCAAAAACTGTTTTAAATGGCACTTCTCTTAAAGAGTCGCCTAATTTAATATTAAATATATAGTTAGTAAATATACCCATCATTACAGATGCTATCATAGCCCCACAATGACTAGTTGCTTTTACTGTACAAGCTGCTTCTTCTACTTCAGAATCATCAAACAATGTAGCTCTATATCTATCTTCTTGTCCAGGTACTACTGCGTATACTTGAAAACTCTCCATAGCCAATCTACCGTCAATATATATTTGTCTATCTGGGTTTTTACACCAGTTTTCAAAGAATATCTTTCTAGCAGACATATTATCAAAGCATGAGAACATTATATTATCATACTCTGACTCAGCAGTATATTTTGAATTTACAGCAATTGTGTTATAATTCAAAGAATATTCTTGAGTCATTTTATTTACAGCATCAACCTTACTACTTCCTATTTGACTTTGTCTAAATAGTTGATTACCTTGATTATGAGGTTCAACTGTATCATCATCAAATAATATTAAGGTATAACCAGCTCTAGATAGCATAAAAGCTAACATAGAGCCAATACCACCAACTCCACCTAATATCATAGTATAATTAGGGTCATACCAAGGTATACCTTTAAATCTAGCATGATGTTCTGGAGCATTATCAACCACTGAAGGTTGTTCTACTAATGTTTCTTCCATATTAATATACGTTAAATGTTATTAATTTTCTTGTTTCTGCTAATAAATCATCTAAAAACTTAGAGTTTACATAATCTAAAGATAGTTTACCTAAAATAGCACTTACATGTGTGTAAGATTTATTTGTAGGTTCATATCCAAAGTATTCTTCAAACTCATGATCAAAGCTACTTTTATAAAAATCTAATATAAATACTTTACTAGATTCAGCTGTAGGATTTGTATCATTATCTAATTCATCCATTAAAGACTTCATAACATAGTCAAAATCATTGATACTTTTATCAAATGATAGTAACTGTGCTAAAAATGTTTTAATGTTAGCTTCTGTTAATGGAACAACCTTATTAGCTGACCATTTATTTACAGTTACTGATTTACCTGTTTTTCCAGATTTAAGTTTAACTGGTTTATGATATTTATGTGGTCTATCATCTTCAAATAATAAAGAAGATGCTTTATCTTTTAATTTTGGATAATATCCAGCATAATCATCTTCCCAAAAACTTCTTTGTCCACCATAAGCTACTTTTTTAGGTTTATTATGTTCTTCCCATAAAGAAGCTACTCTGTCTTTAAATTCTGTAGGTAGTTCAACTTCAGGTTTAGACATAACAATATCTAAATCAACTAAGTTTAAAATTTCTTCAACAGTATCTACTGTTTTCTCATCAACTTTAACTATACCGTTAGAACCTTTAAATTCTTCTGTAATAGAACCTTTAATAGTTTTCTTACTGATGTAAGCTATTTTACCACACCAATTAGTATAATCTTTAAAGTTAACAATTAACGATAAATAGTAGTTATACGATGGCGCATTCTCATGTAAAGCTGTATTATCTGTACCTGAGAAGAAGCAGTTCATATTGTGCGAATGTTACGATTAGTTTTTTAATTATCTAATCCTTAATTTTTGTTAAAATTTGTTTTTATTAATTAAAAGCTGTATATTAGTCATCATTAAATGATAATATGAAACTTAAATTACTTTATTTAAAAGATGAAATTGCTAATATGTACACTAATGGTATTAATATACCAAATATAGCAAAACACTTTAATTGTTATCCTCAAGCAGTTGAAAATGTTCTTAAACATTTAAATTTATATAAATCTTATAGACCTGATCAAGGAAATACAAGATATTTTGAAAATATAAATTCTGAAATAAAAGCCTATTTTGTAGGTTTTATAGCAGCTGATGGATGTGTACAATCAAATGGTAAAAATTCATACGGTTTAACTATAACTCTTCATGAAAAAGATAGAATAGTGCTAGATAAACTTAGAGAAGAAATAGGTAGTGAAAAACCACTAATGTTAATTCCTTCTAAAAATCACATAAGATTTACTTTATTTAATAAAGATTTGTATAATGATTTAAATAACTTAGGTATAATACCTAAGAAAAGTTTAATAATTGGAGATGTTATAAAAAACATACCTGAAGAATATAGACATTCTTTTGTTCTTGGTTATTTTGATGGAGATGGCTCTGTTGTATTACCAAAACATCCAAAAAAACCAAATATTAATACTAAAAGAATCTGCATTTTTATAAGAGGAACGGAAGCTTTACTATCAGGAATTGCTCAAGAATTAAATCTAGAACAATACATGTTAAAATCTTATGACTCTACTTATACTTTAAGGTTTTCTAAAAAATCAGAAATTATTAAATTTTTTAATCTTTATACTAAAAACAAATTCTTTTTATATAGAAAATATGAAAAATTTCTACAAAGAATTAATTAAGATCAGACTATATCACCTTCTTATTACTCATATAAGAAGTTGGGCGTTCGTGGATATATTATGTTCTACTAAATGTAGTTTCAATATCTAGTCGTTGCACCTTTTATAAGCATTTAACTTATAACTTGGCTCAGGATTGAAGCTCTTTACACTCTTTCCCTGAATTAACCCAATTATTCAATAGAGATCACTCTCTAAGGCCACCATAATATTAATGGGTATGGATTCCTCCAACTTTTAAGTCAGGATCTTCCATAGCTGCCATAACTTTATCATCAGCATACTCATCACCACTAAAGAAATCAAATTCTGTATAAGTGCTTGTGCCAATATCTGTAGGAACTACTTCTACAGCTTCTAATTCAAAGTTAGCTAAATCTTCAATAGAACCTTTAGTTACTTTAAAGATTAAAGGGCCACTCCATTCAATAGCCCCTATAGTTTTATGTAATAACTCAACTTGAGCTATAAAAGCATCATTTAAAACTAACTTAACTTTCTGTTTTAACTGATTCTCTTTAAATTTAACAGGTGTTTTACTTGTGTTTATTGTACTCATAAGTGGTCAATATTATTATAATAATCGTTTATTAAAAATTCTAACTTTTCAGTTACTTCTTCAACTATTCTAGGATTAGGATATTTAATACCTATATCTGTAGAATCTTTATCTACTACAGGTTTAATTTTATAAAACACATCTTTGTTTTTAAATTTAAACATAGGTGTAGTAACTTCTTTGTTAATTGCATCTATTTCAGAATTAGATATATTACCTCCTATTTCAGTATATATACCATTAGGCAGCCTGTAATTAAGTTTAGTAGTACATTTAGCCAACTGTTGTAAATAACCCTCATCTTTTTTATTTATAATTAGTTTATCACCATCTTTGGTGTTAATTAATTTAATAGGTATATTGTATTTTTTATCATTTAATATAGTTCTTGTAAAAGCTACCATAGCATTCTCCACATCTGAATTATTGATGGTTGTACTATTAAATTGTTGTCCAATTTTAATATTATTCATTTTAAAGAAAGGTACACCTTCTAACGACTCCCAAGCAACATAATCCATAAGTTGATACAATAAGCCTTCAAAGTCCATAAAGTTGAAATCTACAGCTAATCCTGCTAATAAATCAGACATCTCTGTACCACTACCAACACATAAATCTCCAAAACCTTGTGTACCTGTTCTAATATGAGAATGTCTATATCTACAGTGATATTCAGCATATGTAACAGATTCTCTACAACCGTATAAAGTACCACCAAATTTATATTTAGCAGTATCTTTGTTTTCAGTTTTAATAAAGTTTATAGCTATATATAAATCATCTACAATATGTGATTGTCCTAAAGTATTATATAATACAGTAGAATCAAATTTTATCAACAGTGTTTTCACAGGTCTACCATAATGATCTACAAAATGACGATGATCTGTTATTAAATCACAGTGATTTGGATATATTTCTTCAGTTAATTTTAAAACAGCGTCAAAAAATGAAGGATCTTCTATTGTAGGCTCTTTTAATATTTCTTCAGTTGTAATAGGTTCAATTGTTGTTGACGGTTGGTCTATTTGTACTGCAATAGGTTGTTCTAATACTTCTTCTACTTGTTCTACCATAGCACCTATGGTTTCAAGCTCTTCAAATTGAGCTAACATAGCTTCAAATTCATCATTATCCATATATTTTAAAATAAAATAGACTGAGGTTGTTATCCCTCAGTCTATTATTAATAAATCTAATTAATACAACTTATTAGCTTCACTATCTACAGCATTCAAAGATTCATCAGTTTCATCAACTATGACATCTTTAAATTGCTTAAATAAGTCATTAAATTTCTGATCTAATAACTTTCTATGCTCTTCAATAGTCATTAGTTTTTGTTACCAGATTTAACTTTAGAAGCACTTAAGAAGATAGTAAACTCACCTGTAGGCAATACAGCGTTAGCATCTTCTAAGTTGTTTCTAGTTTCTTTAACTCTAACTGTCATCTCATTAGCTAATAAATAAGAGGTATCTTGATTAGATTGAATTTCACTTTTCAATTGACCCCATGTAGTAGCATTAGACATAACTTCTTTGATACCATCTGCACCAGCTGCATAAATTTTAATTTTTCTCATAACTTGCGATTTTATTGATTTGTTAATTAATATTAAATTGATTTCTATAACTTTCTTCTAAGTCTAGAAATCTTACATATTCTTCCATAAATTGAGAATATGTATTTTCTGTGAATAAATACTTCTCATAGTCACCTCTTATAGCTTGATTAGGTACTGTTAATGCGTCTAATTTATCTTCTAGAGCTAATCTAACAGAAGTAACACATTTGCTATAGTCTATGTCTAATTGAAGTAGTTTATCTTTTAATGTTGAACTATATACCATATTCTCTTATAACCTTGATGTATACACCAGGTTGTTTTTTGTCATAAGTATAGTATACACCATCTATTATAAACGGTACAGGATACATTATATCAGTGTTATCATCTTCTAACCACTCATATTCACTCATTAAATCCTGTACTACTTGAGTTGCATTGTTAAAATCCCAACGATGATGGGTCTTTCTGACAAAATGCATACCTATCATATAGGGTTTTTCTAAACCTTCTAACATTTGTTTAAAGTCATCCTTAAACTCAAGATAGTGACTTTTTGACTCTTTTACATATTTACTAGTAGCTTTAGAAGCTATAGAAAATCTACCTGTCCATATTCTAGAGTTTTTAGAAGATGGTACAGCACCAGGTATAAATATCATTTAGACTTATATTTATCTAATAACTTTCTAATATGACTACCTAATTCCTGATCATTTGAGTATTTATGTACAGCTATTGCTATACCTATTATAAACATATTATCTTTGTCTATATTATTTAATACTTCTTGTTGTCTTATAGACATATTAGAGAATCTAACATGGCCATAATCTGCACTTTTTACATCTATTGTATCTTTCATATTATCTACTATTTTCATTTGGATATAAATCTTTAGATAAATCAGATTGAAAGAACTCTTTAGTATCTACATTCATTATTGTAGCTACACCTCCCCAACCAGCCCCTGTATCTAGATTCCATACATTACAAGCATTAATAGGACTTGTTGTACCCCAATTAATTGTGCTTGTATGACCTATAAATATCTCTTTATGAGCTCTTAATTGTTTAGGAAGTTCAGCATTACCTAAAGCATAAGATCTAGCACCTGACATAGCTGTTGAGAATAAATCTCTATCCCAGTAATATTCAGCTTGCGTAGACTCATGGCCTAAACCTTTATTAGATGTATATCCTCCATGTACAAAACCTCTATTTTGATCATCTATATAATAATTAACCTGTCTAGCAAAAAACTCAAAACAATGACTATCTTTTAAATGAAAGTTAATATCATATGCTTCTTTAGTTGATTTACCTCCTTGAGTAATCCAAATATTATGTGCAGATCCAAATCTCATCCAATCAAAGCACCATTCATCATGATTACCTCTGATAAAGATCATATTATAATCTTTCTGCATATCTAATAGTAATTGTACACATTCAGGCACTTGACTCCAACCGTCTACTATATCACCTAATGATATAATAGTATCTCCTTTAGATATAGATGCTTTTTCAAAAATTTGATTTAAACCTTTATATGAGCCGTGGATATCTCCAAAAACCCATGTTTTATTTAATTTCTCCATCTATAAACTGTTTTAATTCATCATAACTATATTTATCAACAAAATCACTAGGATCTTTTACTCCTTTATCCAAAGGTATTTCAATAGTTTGAATATTGTATTTTAATTTGTACTTGTTAGCATATATAATACCTGCTTCATCATTGTCAAATAATACTACAATTTTCTTAAATCTACTGTTTAAATCATCAAATTGCTCTTGATTAATTACTATACCTTCAGAGTTAGGAGCTACTGAATTATAACCGAGCTTATCTAATATGATAACATCTTTCAAAGCTTTTGTAATAATCAATAAATCTCCAGTATCTGCTAATTGATTATAACCTTGTATAACAGAAGAATCTGCATTTGAAAACCACTTACTAGATTTGTTATTATAAGGTTGATACACCTTCCATATATCTATATTATCTTGTTTACCAAAGTAATAAGCATATGAATTATTGCCACAACCGTATAATTTATCATTTATCCAATAATGTGATATTGCATATACATTAAACTTATTTAAGTCATTGACTGATATCTTATATTTATCATTCCAATATTTTAAATCATGTATAATGCTCCAAGGTCTTATAGTTACTTTAATAGAAGCTTTCTTAAGCTTTAATTCTTCTAGAGAAGGTTGTTTATCAGGTAATCCAAAATAAGCCATAGGAACGTCTAATTTTGACGTTGTATTAAATCCTAATTGTAAGTTAAAGTCTATATTAATCCTATTGATTGCTCCAATAAAATCTAATCCAAACTTAGTCATTACATAACTGATTGCAGATAATGATGTACCATCTCCAAAGTCTTTGTACAACAATTTTGTACCTGTACTATAAATATAGCAACTTGGATGTTCATCATCTCTCAATTCAGATATAAAAGGTTTACCTATTTCTTTAAAGTTCTTACAATAATTAATGAATATATCATAGTCTGATAAACTTTTATAAATGTTAGATACAGTTAAAGGTTTTCTTATATACATAAAATAAGGGGGAGATATTACACTCCCCCTATGTTTAATTAAAATACATCATCTTGTGCAACTGGTACACTAGGTGTAGCTTCAAAAGTATATTTATCGTACTTAGTAGTTATTAATTTATCTTCATCTACTCCTGATAATGCGATAAAGTTTGGAAGCTTACATACTTGTACATATCCTTTCTTATCATAAACAAACTTAACGGTAAAAGTTTTACCTGCAGCATGTTTCATAATAATAACTTTAACTTTATTGATAAAGTCTTGAAAATCTTCAACATTTCCTAGTTCAGAATAATATTGCTCTTCAGGCATACATTTAGTTGCAATGTGTAAAATGTTTCTTTGAAGCTCTATATCTTGTTTTTCTTTTGTAGAAAACTGTGAATCTCTAGGCTCAAATAAAGGCATATATACAACACATCCATTCTCTTGTGTAAAAGCTATTTTAGCTAAAGTATTAGATGTTGATCCTTGAACTTCTGCCCAATCAAATCCTGTAATTTTAACGTTTTTAACTCTTTCACCTGCAACTGGTACTTTTCTTGTATTATCTGCACTAATAGGGTTTCCTTCTGCGTCAACTCTTTTCACGTAACTCATATTTCTGTTATTTAAATTTATATTTATTGTTTATTTTAACCTTTTTAGAACTGGTTTTGTTCTGCAACTTCTGCTTGAACTGGAGTAGTAACTGCTTCTATTTGTTTAGCTAGTTGTTCTACTGCAGGTGCTTCAATTGCTTGGACTTGAGGCTCCTGTACAACATTTGTTGTAGTTTCTGTAACATCATCTATAAGCTCGTATAGCTTAGGTTTGATTGTTTTTCTATGTTTTAACTTAGGATGTTGAAAGATTTCTGTAACTGTAGCTTTATCTAAGTTATAAATCTCCATGATACTTGTGTATCTTTCATCATATCCATCAGAATCTGTAAATCTTGTAACACCGTTTTTAAGATGTAATAAAATCTCAGATACTCTTATTTGTCTAATTTCATTCATATTAATCAAGATAAATTTTGTTCCACTGAACGTTAACTAAATCATTTTTTTCTTTATCATAGTCAGCTATTTTAATAACTTGACCTTTTAGATGATTGCATCTAGAACCACAGTTTAATTGCTCAGAGCTTTTAAATGTAATTTCTAAACTATCATCAACTCCTCTGTACATATAACCAATAGCATCTGCATCTGCACAAACTATCTGTTTAAGCTTACCAGTTAAATCTAAATCTTTAGCAGATACTTCTTTACCTGATTTGTCAATTACAGAATCTTTAAGATGGCCAATTAAGATAATATGATCGGCTAATTTATGTATTTTAGTCATCCATACATCCCAAGCTTGACGCAACCAGAAGTAACCAGCGCCTTTTGGTAATTCAAGTACATTAGCTCCATCAAAGGTTTTACCCATAGGAGATTGCTTATACATAGCTGTAGCATAAGGTATGCATAAATCTTCTAATGCTGATAATGTATCAATAGCTACGTATTTATAAGGTTTACCAGCTTTAACAATAGCTGCTCCAATTTGTTGTAATTCATCAAGTGAATTAACTTCTATTTTAAGAGCATTTACATATTTAGAACCACCTTCTAAGTCAAGTATTAAACAGTTATCTAATTTAGATAATAATGTTGTTTTACCAGCTTTAGGATGACTATAAATTATTAAAGTATTAGGATTTTGTGTAACACTCTCAACTACTTTTGTAGGTAGTTTAATTTCTTTTACTTCACTCATTATATTTATTTTTATCTGTTAACTCTAACAAAAAAGCTGTATTTACTAATACATGCTTAAGGTGATTTAATCCTGATTCAGGATCATTAACCTCACCTTTTCTCCAAGCTATAAGATGTCTAAATAAGGCTGCATAATAACGCTCAGGATCAATTCCTTGCCAATTATTATCTCCATACTTAACTGCACCCATAGTTAACCCTTCAGCTAATGCTTCTATAGAACTTGTTGGTACTAAATCGTATCTAAGTTTTCCAGAATCATACTTTTTAGCTCCTTCTGTCATAATGTATATTGTTTATATTTATCAGGTGTCATCTCACTTAATATAGGTAATTCTTCAAATCTACCTGCTGTTGGTTGAAAGTATAGGCCTATAGCAACATCATCTGCACTAAGTCTATTTTTAATAACCTTAAGCATTCTAAATGATTTACCTAAGTTGTTAGATGTACCTGATTTCTTAATATTATAACCTAAACATTCTTCCATACCCATCTTATAAGGATTCATAAGACCTAACGCTATATCACAATCTTGATACATATTAGTAGAATCTTTAAAATCTGATTGTTGAGGAGATAAATCTACACCTTTAAACTTCTGACGATCCACACTACTAAGAGAACTATTAAACTGCTGTAAAGCAATTATAGTATATCCAAATAAATTCCTAAGTCTTACAAAATACTCACTCATTTTATCTAAGTTTTCCTTAAGTGTAAAACCTCTTTCAAACTGTAATAATGCAATATGGTCAACTACAATAACATTATATTCATTTGGATCATTAGGTATATATCTATCAATTCTCTTTTTAGCTTGCCCATCATTATCTACATAGTCAGACCTTTCAAATACACCTTTAGCATCCATAGCTGTCCAAGCATGCTTATAAGCTCCTGTAGGATTAGTTGTCTCAAAGATCCAAGTAATTCTACTCCATATATTTTCTAATTCAGGCATAACATCTTCTACAAGTATTAACTGATCAGCGTCTAATCTATTATCTCCATAACCTTTAATTACTTCAGGAGGAACAATAATATTATATTTCTGATATATCAATACAGATAGCCAATTAGCTTTCTTAGAAAACTCATCAATCTCTAAAGAATAATAAGTTATATAGATAGGAATATTCTTACTATCGGCATCTTTAATACCTTCTAATAGCATAAAATCTACTAATGTAGTCTTACCACTACCTGAAGCTCCACCAACTAGTGTATAACAACTTCTTTGTAGACCAAAAATATACTTATTAATTCTATTTAAACCATTAGATAATCCACTGTATTTACCTTCAAGCCCCTGATCAATCCGTTCTTTAAATGTCATACAGAATCTATAAATTGTTGATTTTCAAAATCTGACATCAGCTCATCAAGAGGTTTATCAGTAGTTCTATTTTGCATATCTTCACAGTAAGCTTCAAGAACAGAGTTTCCATCTTTACTGATAAAATAATCAGCGCATATCAAAAACTTAAAACCATCTTTCTTTCTTTCTGCTAAATATGCCTGTGTAGCATAATATATCTCTGATTTAGAATATTTAGTTCTATTAATGAAAGCTTTCATCTTCATCAAACAACCAGCTTTAGTACCTTTAACAGGTCTACCTCCACTTTTAATCCCTTCAGGAAATAAATTACGCCAATCATTAATCCATTCTTCTATATCTACAGCATGTTTAACATCTTTAAAAATTGCTTTAGCTTTAGGTCTAAGGTTAATTAAATCTCCATTATTAAGCCACTTGATATAGCCTAAATGTTCTAATAAATCATAATTTACCTGAGACTCTATAATAGTAGGTATAGGTCTAATACCTTGTACCCTATAATATAGATAAATAAAAGAGGTTGGATCTAATTCAAGTTTTTGTAGTTGACTTATATCAACTATGTGTTTAATACTCATAATTAAATTCTATTTTTCGTGATTCTAACTCAAAATCAACATCAACTAAGTCATCTGAATAGAAGTTTTCTAAATCTTTTTCAAGACAAATTACTTTAAATTCTTTAGATATTGTTTGTGCTATTCTACTTAGAGATTGATTTTCAAAATCATCATATACAAAATTACACAATTCTATCATTAATTTCAAATCTTCTTTTGTTAATTTTACAACTTTTGTTGATACTGACATAAAATTTAATTTAAATTAATAATTGAGTTAATAAAACTACCAGAGTACGCATAATTAAAATAAAGAACGTCTCTTATACTCTGGTAATCTAATGTTATTCATATGATTCTACACTTGGCTTATCGCCAAATATAGTCTTCAACTCTTCTCTTAATAAGTGTACTGTAAACAAGAAGAGTAAAAATGCTGTAAGTCCTATTAATCCACCCATTATATTTAAAACTATATAATCAGATGTTAATAGAAATCTTATAGCTACAAACGCAGTAAACAAGACCATTAACAGTCCTGAAAATTTTAAAAATAATTTCATGGTTTTTAATTTAGAATAAACTTAATTGAGATTTATCAAAATTATGTATTAAGTTGTTAGCCTCATGTACATAATAATCATAATCTATTTTATAATCTTCTGATTTGAAATAATCATTAAACAAAGTTACTGTAAAACCAGCAACAAGATTATTTAACTGATCACCTTTTTTCTTATATAAAACATCTCCTCTTTTAGATACATAATATCTATTAGTTTTTTGCATAACCTCTATACAATGTTTAGAATCTTCAATGTAATGTCTTTCAACTATATATTGACCTCCAACCTTTTGAGATTTACAAAAGTCATAAATATCATCATGATTCTCTATAAACTCTCTAACAGGAGTACCTGATATAAAATGAGCCTTAACAGCTTTAGCTACAACAGGCATATTAAAACCTTTATCTAACTGAATATCTGTTACAAAACTACCTTTCTCTTTAACTTCACCATTAGGTTTAGTTATAAGATAATTATTAACGTCTCTAATAATACATTTAGAATATTCTGTATATTCTAGATCAATATTAACAAACTTTACAAAATCATTACAAACTTTATAAAACTCATCTTGTAGATCAACTGGAACTTTAAATGTAGCTCCATCTGTATTTGAATAGAAACATTCAATACCCATATTAGACAACTGTTCAATTAACATTAATAATATTAACTGACCATTAACTGTTACAGCATACATAGACTTAGGAGAATACATATAACCTTTCTCAAAACCAAGCTTACCATAGCAAGAATTAATTACAATCTTTAAAGCATCTGCTTCAACTTTGTCTTTATTCTTCTTAGCTGCTAATCTTTGACTCGTTATAGTCTTAAGTATATCTATAAATATAGAGCCTAATTGAGGAGGATATATACCTAAATTAATCATTAAACTTGGGTAGAATGATCCAAAGTCTACATCTATTAACTTAATAGTATCTGTAGATTGATATATATCGGGCTTATTATTAGAATGTAATCCTCCTTTAGCTATATCATGTTTACAAGAATCAATAATAACGCTAATGTTAAAATTCATATCACCTGATAATATATCAATAGTAGTATTCTTGATTTTATCTAATACAGCTTGCATAGAAGGCGTAGAATAGCTTATTTTATTCCAAACAATGTCTGAGAACTTAATAACTGTTTCAGTGTCTCTAAGGTCTTTAAAATCATTAAATGTTAAATTAGAGGCATCTGCATACATTTTAGTCATTAAAATATCAGCCATTTTACTTCTAGAAGCATTCATAAGATCTACATCATACTTTTTACCTACAGATTGTCTTAATTGTACTTCTTCTAGAGATACTTCAAATAATCTTTCAGTTATTAATACATCGTTTAAGTTGTATTCAAGTATATTGTAAATTTCATTACTACTTACTCTAGCATCATATGCTTTAGGTAAATCTTGTATCTTATGCCATTTTAAATTAACAGAACACTGTTTCAAACCAACCATAAGCTTATCAAACCTATGTATCATCATCAAATCTAATGATTTATAAGGCTTTTTATAACTGTATAATTCCTTTATCTCTTTATTTAAGAAGAATGACTCTCTATTTGAGATTATAAGTTTAGATAAGTTGAATAAATCCTCACATGTAACATCAGAAGTTAATATCTTATTTAATAATAAGTTATCATATTTATCATTATTATAACCTATTAGGTATATATCAGATCTTATAAACTTCTTTAAGAAGTGTAAATCTGTAACTCTATCATCATGTATATAGAATACTTCTATCTCTTTAGTATCAACATCTTTAAAAGTAGCACTAAAAAAGTTAGGAAATACCTCTAAGTCGTATATAAACTTACGCATTATTTATCAATTTATTATCTATTAACCACTGTCTACACTCTTCTTTAGATAGTGTTAATAACCAATCTTTAGTCTTTTGTAAAGATTTAAGCGCATCTAATGTCCTAGCATCTAGATACATGTAGTTAATAGCATCATTTTTTAACTTCTTCATCTGTTTTATATAATATAAAATTAGAAGGTAATTTGTTTTTCAAATATTCCATAAAGTAATCACAATAAACTATTGGATCTCCTTTACCTGTCATACCATGAGCTTTCATAGGTATTTCTTTAAAATAAGATTGTCTATATTCATTAATAGGTGCTTTAAACCTATAACAATACTCTTTAGCAGGACAATCACCACCTTTGCACATTGAGATATCAGCCATTTTTAAATAGGTTTAAATAAAAAGCAGGTATAAGTTATACACCTATACCTGCTTAATATATAGTTATTAGAATCTCTCTTCTCTCAAAGCTGCAATATCAGCAACATTTTGAGTTAATAGAGCTACTGAACGACGTTGAGCGATAATCTCAGCTGCGCTAGTACCTACAGATGACTCTAAATACTCTAAACGCTCTTGAGCATCAGATAATGCATTTTCAGCATTCATAGCTTCAGTTTGATAAGAAATAATATCTTTCTTAATTTGTCTGTCTAATCCAGCAGCTGCTTTTTCTTTATCAGTTGCATTCAATTTAGCTAAAGCTACTTCTTTTAATTTTCCCATGATCTTAATTTTTAAAATTTAATAATAATTATTATTGTTGATTATTGAATTGCATCAACATTGCAATTTACAAATATACATTGTATTGAGCAATAATACAATATACTTTGTATTAAAACATTTTCATAGCAAAGATATTCTCTAAGCTAAACTCTGATAAAGAGCTTGGTGAATTAGATGGTTTACTAACATACACAGGAGCTTCTGTAGCTACAGGTGTTTCTTTGAAAGTAAAATCATTAGCATCAACCCAGTCTTCATCTCCTACACAATCACTAAACTCATGGTCTAGTACTTCAATTGAGATATCATTACCATCAACTGCTATTACTTCAGCAGATAGTATCAATTCTCCATCAGTGACAATGTCACCTACTTTAAATTTACTCATAATTTACACTTTTTACTTTATATTCAACATACTCCTCTTCTTCCTTATCTAAAGAATCCTCTTTAATAAGATTTTTAACTTTGTCTGAAATACCCATTAAATCTAATACTCTGTCTTTATTTAGACACTCTGTACATTCATTAATGAACTTTAATGCTTTAAATTGACAAGTAAACTTACGTTTCTCTGTATCAATTAAAGAATTATAACTAGCTGTATGATCACCGTATGAGTCACAAGCATATTCTACTATTATTTCCATATTAATCACGTTTGATAGATTCTGTTAACCAATTTAATTTTGTATTAAAAGTATCCACTACCTGTGCCTTAGCATAAGTAGTGGTACTCTTTTTTAATAAATCTATGTATCTTTCAGATAAAGATTCAACTAAATTAGCTCCACGTAAGAATTTAATATAATCTACAGTTGTATCATCTATTAAATTATAAATAGTAGTACTACATGTTGTAATAATCTTATCTGAATATTCACACATAGTTATAATATTAGTTTACCTGGTTCAGATATGTTTAATCTAGTTTTAGGATTAAACCCAGCATCTCTTATAAGTTGCTTATGTTTATTTTTAAAAGCTTTAACATACTTCTTATCAAGTTCAGACTTTCTAAACTCTTCATGATTAATATCAACTAAAGAAGGCCAAAGATTTTCTCTATACATGATATCATGTAAAGCATCTTTAGTGTTTTCTCTAATTTCATTAATAGGTCTATTTTCATTGATTCTAAAGGGTACAAACTTACCTTTACCATCAAATTTACCATTTAATAATGAATCTACAAATGCGTTTCCATCATTAAAATTGTTCTTCTTTTTACTCATTTTATGCAGGTTGTTTAGATGATAATACTATTTTAATAGCTTCGTCAATAGACTTCTTATGAATTACATGCATAACACACACTGATTTAATCTCATCAATAGTTATAGATGCTTCACCTAATGCATATTTCAATTTAGCTTTGTTAATTCTAAACTCATCAGATACATTTTGAGGTATAATACCGTCTACAATATTGTTAATTACTTCAACAGGTGCATGAGATAATTCAACCACTAATTCAAACCTAGAAGGTCTTTCTTTAATTGTCTTAGGTATTCTATTCAAGTGGTTAGTAGTTGCCATAAAGCACATATTACCTTCACTCATAGGACTATCTAAGAATGTTAATATATCAGAAGTACAATCTGATTCATCTGGATAGTCATCATCATAATCCATAAGTCTATCAAACTCTTCACAAATGAAAATTAGAGGTGTTTCAGGTGGTCTATTATACATTTGAATAAAATAGTTTGCACTATGTATATCCTCTACATATAATACAATAGCTCCACGCTGTTCTACAACATCTGTGGCTATCATATTAAGTAATACAGACTTACCTGTTCCTGGAGGTCCGTATAATAAGCAATTAGACTTATGTTTAATAGACATTCTTTTATACAAGTCTACAGTAGCTTCTGAAAAGAAGTTATTTAAATGATCTTGTACTTCTTTATATACACCACTGTCAACTTTAATATATGGATTTTTATTTACTTTGTGAAACTCCATGTCAATAATATGGCCCATACCTTTAATAGGTATTGCTCTATACACACCTGCAGGTAAGCACTTAGAGATTATTGATTTTTCTGTAATGTTTGTACTAAAATATTTAGTACTGTCGTCTGTTGCTATATTTCTATACATTTTTAATAATTTAAGAGATTATAATACTTTTGTTTCTTCTGTATATGTTTTAATTTTAAATACATTGATGTCAGTAGCTTCTGTACCTTCATAATTAAAGCCTAATTCAAGGCTAAACTCTGAATTTTTATCTGATATTGATATCCAACTACCTGATTTGTCATCAAACTCATCAACAGTATACTTCTTAGTATCCTCTGAATCATTTTTAACAAGTTGTTGTAGTATTAAGTCTCTTAAACTTACTTTAGGAGTGATTACTTTCTTGCTTCCAGCAAGCTTAGTAACCTTAGCCTTACCTACAGGCTTCTTTTTGGTTTTCATTATTTTAATGTAGATACAATGTATTCTAAGATAGAAGTTAATCTATCGTTATAAGTTTTTTCAGATATAGATACTAAAGCTGATAAATCTAATTCCCATTCAGGTAAGTTAACTCTAATTGAAGATTCTCCAGTTAGTACTATAACTTTAAGTTGTTTATCTTCTTTAACTACCTTATAATAGTCGTTAGAATCAGTATCTTTAAGGTACATACCTTGTTTAACTAAATCTTTAATAGCTTTAGCTTCAAGCTTATGTTTGTCTTCATACAGTTTATGTACTTGATTGTTAATATCTTTAAACTGTTTATCGTAATTAGCTTTATAAAGCTGTTTAATGTTTGGTTTACTTTCTTTTTTCATATTATTCTTTAATTAATGTTAATATTTGTTCATTTGTTAATTCATCATACTTAGGAAAATCATCTCCTAACAGGTAATGACTTCTACCTAAATTGTAAGCTTTTAAAGCTAAACCTGTATAACCATCTATTTCAGCTGAGTTTTTAAAGTTTAAACCTTCATCTTCCCAACCTTCTAAATAGATTTCTAATAATTCACTATCTTTCATATTTATTTGTTATTAATAATACTCTGTTACCTGTTATAGCAGATTAAATCACACATTCTATTGAATATTTGTAATATTCACGCCACAATTCTATAATAATTGCTTTGAGAATCAGAGTATTATAATGTTTCTTTGTATTCTAATTTAGGTTTAGTTATTTGTTCTATTATACCTTGTCTTACTCTAGTAATACCGTTAATTCTATCTATTTGATTATTAGTAAAAGTTAAATAATTTAGTAATTCTTGGTTATATCTTAATATATATTCTAAATTAGAATAAGGGTGCAAAACAATAGAACTCATATATCTTCTTTTAACCAATGAGTGACAACTTGATTTCTAACATCAAATGATTTACCATTAAAAAACGCTTCTAATTTTAGAATGTTATTAAACGCAGTTGTTGTTTTTATTACATATTTACCTTCTTTATCAGGTAATTTATTACTTACTTCTATCCAAGTCATAATTCTTTGATTTTAGAGTACTTTATACCTTCTTTAAGGTCTAATACTTCACCAGTAGTAAAACCATCTAGAATCGCTTCTAAATAGGCTCTATTTGGTCTATTGAGGTCTTCTTGTAATAGTTGATGAGCATATTTAGCTGTATCAAACATAATTATTTCTATCATATTGTTAAATTTAGTTAAATATAAAGCCACAGCTTACTGATAAATAGACCTTTTAAAGCGTATACAGTTGCACTGTGGCTTCTCCCCTCTCTACTTGGTTGTTTTTTAGTCAACTATAGTTATGTTTAGTTTAACTAGTTCTATATCAGATACATCTAATACAATATCATAGTAATTCTTAAAATAGCTTACTAATTGAGGTAATGTTGCTTCATCGTTAACTAATCTAGGTATAGCCCCTGTATGGATATCACCGTCAATTATAGTTATATATTCTTTAGTAGATATTTTTCTTAGTGTTTTTGCCATTTTATTTAAATTTTTAATTTTTAAAATATGTATCTTATTTTATTCCAAGGTATTAGATCATCATGTATTTTAGTCCATTCTTTTATATAATTGTTTTTTAAATAATGTTTATACCTGAGATTATTACCTCCGTATTGTGATATTTTAGATTCTTGAATATCTGGAGTCCATAATAAGTCTTCACCTGTTAAATTATTAATTAAATTGTAAGTATGTTTAATAGCATTATGTGTAAGAAATATAACTTCACACTTAACTATATCTTTATAATCTACATAATCATTAACCATTAAAAACAAATCTTTATAATCTTCTAACCAATTATCATAAACAATAACAGGACTAAAGTTTATATGAACATCATACCCAGCATCTATAAAAGCATCAATAGCTTTTATTCTATCAATTATTTTAGATGTATTAGGTTCTAATTTATCAGATATGTTTTGAGGCATCAAACTAAATCTTATTCTAATCTTACCTTCTGGATTATAACTTATTAGATTTACATTAACATATTTAGTAGCAAATGAACCCATAGCTATAGGATGTTGTTTAAAGAAATCAAATATCTTTTGCCATTCATGATATTTAGAATGTAATGCAAAATCTTCATTACAGGAAATGTCATAAGTAATATAATTAGGATGAGTTTGATTAGGTTTATCTACAACAGCAAACATACAATGATTATTAATTTCTGTTAATATAGCCATTGTATTTTTTGCAATATCTAAACCTTCAGGTTTATATCTTTTCATATAACAATATGAACAATTATATAAACAACCATAACCAAAGCTAGGTGAAATAAAATCAGTTGATCTACCACTAGGTCTAATAATCATAGAGTTTCTAATTACTTTGTTTATCATAATTACATATTTTTATCTAACAATTTAAGAACGTTTAGCCAGTTTTCTTTAGTTTTAAAATACACTTCCATAGTTGTAGCACCGCCTTTATCATTCATTAGATATATATCTAATCCATATAAAGATGTGTCATCTTTGTATGCATAATAACCTTTAAAATCAATTTGATTAAAACAAAAAGCTACATAATTATTTATGTAAACTTTAATTCTACCATTAACTATTTTAAATTTATAAGTATTTTTTTTCATAACTACCATATCTTTTCGGGTGGGGTTAAGTTGTGTTTCATTTTATTTAAGTTTTTCTTTTACAAATATTTCAAATATTTTAACTTTCTCGTTCCTCAATTTGCCCTTTGCAAACCCACATAAATTCAGCAATTAAATTCTCATCACCTTCTCCGTTTTCTTTGTTAATGGCATTTCTATTGGTGGTCATAAATCTGTAATTATTGCCGTTGTGCTTTATGTAGCATAGCCATAATCCATTTTCCTTTTGTGTTATTTTTGTTATTTCGGTTGCCATTTTATTTCGTTTATTTCGGGGTTGACGGATTGCGTATATTGAGATGTTATAAGCCATTTTGAAACAAAATATCTTTTTCAATTTTATCACCGACCAATTTACTAACCACCACTTCTTTTATATTATGGTCTTGGTTAGTTAGTGATATTATTTTAGAAACAAACTTTTGATAATCATCATCCGTTTCTAATGTTCCACAAGTAGCACCTCCGAGAGTTGTTTCAACACGATATGCTCCGTATGGATTTTCAATGTGTATTTCTTCGGGGACTAAGTTTTCAAACTCATATCCTTTGGCTTCATCCTTTTTTAAAAATTCACCATTTTCATCCCTTTTGTAATGGAATACTCTATGGTAGCCACAATCTGGGCAATTGATATATTCTTCACCAGATTTGTAGTAAAAATCGTCTATGCAATTCTCTTGTTTGCATCTTGGACATTCAATGTAATCAATTACGCTTCCCATATTGTTTGTGTTTTAAAGTTCATTAATATTTTCTCCAAAGAATCCTAAAGCTATAAAATAAGCTTCTTGTAGCTTACTTAACTCTTGACTTACTAGAAACTGATACCAAGTACCTGGTTGAGCACGTTTTAAGATGTTTATATCAACTTTCTTACCTTTAAGTACCCAAATACACTGTTCAACCATAAACTGCATGTCAGATTGCTCTAAATAAGTTTGAGGTATAAGTTGTTCTATTTTAGCTTTATTAGCTTCAGTCAACTTATTCATTATTTTTTAATATTTTAGTTAGTTGTATACCTGTTATATCACTATGAGATAAACCTGTTTTAATTCTAGCTTTTATATCTACATTTTTAAATGTTGCTAGATATTCACGTTCAAATTCTGTCTCTGGAAAAATAAATAATCCATCTTTTGTATAATTTGTTATCATAATAACGATTAAATTGTTAATAATTGAGTGAGTTAAAGGATTTAAACCTTTGTCTTATATGAACTAAGCAGGTGTTCATATCTATTCTTACATTAAACTAAACTCACAATGTGTATACCAATAGCATCTTAAGCTGACTGTCCCTATTGGCTCTCGTAACTCAAAGTTACTTCCTTTCTTAGTTTGTACCATAGAGGTTTAATACTAGGAGGCATCTCACTGTGACAGCTTTGATGCACTTTGATTTCTTATAAAAGTTGTAGCTTTCCTGAACTTAAAGATTATCTCACTAACTTATTAATACTATAATTAATGTAAATATCTCTAATATTAATATTATTAAAGCACTTAATAGTGCAATTATATTAACATATATAGGGGATATTAATAACATTTCATAGATATTTTGTAAAGTTAACATTATCATAATAATGATTAATGTTGCTAATAATGTTAATATCATAGAGAGTTAGTTTAATAAGTACTTAGCTTTGTTTAATCTAAATGTATATATCTGAGCTATACTCAAAGTATATATACTTAGTCTTTTATCGTTTATAACTATATTAAATAGTTGTTTATCTTCTATTAGAAGATTTAGCATAGGGTTTGTCATAAAGTTTCTTTATAAGTTAATTTTGCATTAGGTTGATGTATTATTATATAGCTCCCATCTTTAATACCTTCTACTATAGTACTCACAGCAAATATAAAACTATTGCTGTTTATTGTTATATTTTTAAGTCTAACATTATAATAATCTATCGTAATACGGCTATTATCTATAATTTCAACAACCTCATACTTAGTGTTATTATATGATAATTGAAATATAAAACCTACAACAATATCTTTTTTAGTTATCATATGTCATAGATTTAATAGTTTGTTCAATCTGTTTACCATAAACTAATCTCATATGATTACTCCAAGGTATACTATCAGGTATACCACATCTACGCTTAATTCTAAGCCAATCTGGTTCACTATTAACAATAGTTGATGTCTTAGTATCAACTTTGTTATTAGGTTTGTTAGAATCAATATATAACACAGTTAAGAATATAAATAATACAAATATTAAGAATATTATAAAAGTAACTCTATTAGTATGATCATCTAAATCATAAAGTTTCTTCATATGTTAATGTTTTAATTCTTAATATTTCACGTTTAGGATACCATAATACTAATGTACCAGGTTTATAATATTTCCTATCACTGTAATCATCTTCATCTGGACGCCCATTTAAACGCACAAGTATATGCTTTCCACGTATTTCTAATATTTGCGCTTCTACTTTAGTTTTATTTTCAGGATATTCACCGTGTACTTGAAGATCTGCATAATCGTCATTGAACCAATCACAATCATTGTTTGTAACATCTCTTAAGATGACTAAATCGTTTACTTTGAGTTTCATAAT